TGGGCATTGCCCATACGCCTAGAAAGAGTAAACAGAATGTTTCTCTACCCTATACCTCTACCTCTAGAGAGGAGATTCCATGATCTACTGGCATCCATTTGTGATGCCCGTGAGCGCCTTTGCGGCGTTCTACGGTTTAAACTTCAGTATTATCATGGTGAGTGCCCGTTGGGTACTCCCTCTCGAAAGGCTGGTATATATTTGAGGTGAAACGATGCCCGGCAGGCACAGGTCCACTATCTACTTCCTTGCGGAAGGCGGATCGTGGGTTGATAAGCTCACTGGTGTGAGCCATCAACAATCGACCAATCAATATAATCAGACTTGTGATGACGTCGTAGGAAACTACGGCGGCGATAACCAGCTGTTTATTAATCGGTCGTGTACCTGTCCTGGCTATATGAGCGGAGACATGCCATATCAATCGTACTCATCCTTTCGGATGCAAGACGTTGACATTTCTGGCGCGTTCTCCTGGGGACCGTTTTGGCCTTCTGATGCTGTCCTTCTCACCAATGCCATGGCTGCGACTAACCCAAATACACCCTATATAGGGTGGGGTAACGTAGCTCAGGATATTGCTGAGGTACCAGGACTCGTTAAGAGTGTTGGTGACTTATTTTATCAATATCGCGCCTTCAACCCCGAGAGGGATGTTGGAGAAGCGAATTTCTTGATGAAATTCGGCATTCAACCTACTCTTGACGACCTCCATAAACTAATCGGGTTCGTCGACGCCGTTGAGAAGCGGCGCCGCGCACTCGAAGAGTTGCGGACTAAAGGACTCAGGAGGCAGTACACCTTCACGGGAAACCCGGGAGCTTCTGCTCCCTCCCACGGCTGGTTTAGCTTCCCTAACCCTGAGCGATTCGCTTATGGGTCGGGATTCTATCAAGACGATTCTGAGTTTGGCTACACGCTTTACTCAGAACGTAAGTCTTGGGTGTCTTGCAGATGGATTCCCCAGATCGGGGCCTATACTGACAAGATACCTCCAAAAGTGGAGGCTGCACTTTCAGCATCTGGAGCCTTGGATGGACGTGCCTTATGGCAGATCATTCCTTGGACCTGGGTACTGAACTGGTTTACCAATTTGAATTCGCAAATGAATGCGACTGCAAATGCTATTCCAGTTACGTGCACGCTGGGTTCCGTGATGGACTGGCAACGGACTAGGGCCACGTTCCGTGACCTTAGCCCAGGGCTCCCTCGGAAGTTAGACTTCTCTGGGAGACCTATGACCGAACAGAAAGTTCGGCGTCCCTATGCCAATCCTGTACCATCACCTCAAGCGTATATCCCGTTTCTAGATGCGGGACAGCTGTCGATTCTTGGGTCCTTCTTCACGACTCGAGCTCGAATCGAGGAGTTTAGGGGTCTGCCAACTGGAGGATTTAAGCCCTACTTGTAGGGCCTACACTCTCCTTAGCGGCATAACCAAGAAAGAAGTCAAATTATGTCTGTCATCACAAACCCGCTCGCCATTACTTATAATGGCGTCGCCAAATCGTTGCCCCGAATTAATCAGGACAACTATGGCAGCGAGTACTTTCTCGCAGAAGCCACTGGGACCTATCGTGTGCGTATTCGTCACACGACAGATTCTCCCCAGAAAGATGGGCAGTCACTCGATCGTCACAACGTCGAGTTTACTCGCGTCATCTTTGGGATTGCGCCGGCGCCAGATCAGACCATTCAGGCCTATCTGGTGCTTCGCGACAATCCCAAGGTTTCTACGCCGACCGAAGTTGGCTACGCAAACAAGGCGCTTCGCGACTTGTGTGTCGATGCCATCACGGCCGAGCTTTACGGCTGGAGCAACTAATAACTGCTCTTTAGGGCCTAGCTAGCCCTATCGTAGGATAAACTATCCTACGCAGTCGTATGTGAGGAAGATGACAGGCCAGCAATCATCTGACAGAGGTGTCACATGACTAAAAGGCCTGCATTTGACTTCATAGGGTTCACTAGAGCCGTCCTTAAGGACGTCTGTAGCTACTTCCCTAACGACCAGCTTGAGTGGGATAGAGATATTCGTTCTCTTTCCGCCCTATATCAAACTAGGGGTCAATCACTCTTCGTGATTGATCTACCTGCTCTTGACAAGCAACTTTTGCTTGCCTTTGAGTCGGGTCTCCTTAGCGTCTCTGGGCTACCGTGCTCTCGCTCGGTATCCAAGACTGTCCGTGTTCCCAGACTATTCCGGGGATTATGGACGAGACTGTTTGATAATGCTGGATGTCTGAGAGATGACATCGATCCCAATGTGGTCTTCTTCCTCCGCACTCTCTTGTGCGCGACTAAGAAGATGTTATTGGGGTGTGCTCCTAAGTACCTTTTTAAGGCAACTAAGGAGTTTTATGATGTCGACATCCGTCTTCCCATGGCGTCTCCGCTATGGGATGGTGATCTCGATGACGTTATGTCTGTGCATGCTGTTGTCAACAGCAAGCACTTACTGGACGTCGCCTCAGAGGGGTTGTTCCCTTCTGGGACTGAAGATCTCCGACGTATGCTCGGTTTTGTTCAGCGAGTTGCTGACCAAACCAGTGTGGAGCTGGGACTCTATGAGCCCCACGCGACTCGCTTCAGGCATGGACCTGGTGTCGTATCTGATATTCCATCCCGGGACTACAAATTTGAGTTCCGGAAGTGGGGTAACAGACTTGAGCATGTCCTTCCTTGGGCTGAGTGGGGTACTACCCCCCTCGGTCTCGTGGATAGACTGCAATCCAACGGTCTTGCGGTTAGCTTTATTGAGCTCGCCTCAAGACTTATTGCTGTCCCAAAGACTGCTACTACGCCACGGCTTATCGCCGCTGAGCCTAGTTCGCATCAATGGGCACAACAATCTGTACGGGATTTCCTGTACAGTCGGATTGCTGCTACCAATCCAGGACGTTCTATCGACTTCGGTCGACAGGACCTATCTGGATTGATGGCACTCGAGGCCTCTAAATCTGGCCGCTATGCGACGATAGATTTGTCGTCGGCTAGTGACCGGATCTCGTGTTGGCTTGTTGAGAGGCTGTTCCGGAGGAATCCGCAACTTCTTCTCTACATGTCGGCTATGCGCACTCGTTTTATTACGAATGACATAGACGATGCCATTCCCAAGCTTATTAAGCTTCGGAAGTTTAGCACGATGGGCTCTGCACTTACCTTTCCTATCCAGTCTCTCGTCTTCTATATGATTTGTGTCGGCGTAGGGCTTGCCCTAAATCCTCACTCATCTATAGGAGACCTGGCTAGGCAGGTCCGCGTTTACGGAGATGATTTAATCATCCCCGTATTTTGGGAACCGAAGGTGAGAGAAGTTCTTACTTCTCTCTTTCTGAAAGTCAATGACGCAAAAACCTTTACGAAAGGAAACTTTCGAGAGAGTTGTGGCGTCGATGCATTCGGAGGTTACGACGTAACCCCCGCACGCATAGGGCTTTCAGACCTTGAACCCAGATCGAAGCTTCTTCCTAGCCGTGTAGCATCCTCCAATAACCTCTACAAAAAGGGGTTGTGGAATGCTGCTGCATGGTTGGCCTCGACAGTACCACTGAGACATCTTGTCCCCGTGGTCGCCAAGGGAGCTTCGACGTTCGGCTTCATATCCTATGGGAATTTGGGCTCCGGGCCTCCTGGAAAGGAGACATGGGATTCCAAACTTCACTATTGGACGAGAAACGTTGTTCAGCCATTGGCTAGACAACGAATCATGAAGCAGGACACAGCCGCGTGTCTACTCCAGTACTTCACCCAAATGGGTGAAGGCGAAGATCCAGAAGGATCTTCAGGAGCGCCTGGCTCGTATATTGATTACGAGTCAGGCGTGGCCGTGGCCGGTGATCCGGTTATCCG